GTCTCAACGAACGCCGCGTAGACGGCGACCTTGATTTCCGTCAGGCCGTCCGGTCCAGTCACCAACGGATTGAGAACATCCACCCTTAGAGCCCCCATCGTCTCAGTTGGATCTGAGTAATTGAGCCACTCCAGGTAATGCTGATAAGGTATATCCATGGACACCGATGTACTCGCATTGGCGTACAAGAACACGTGATTCAGCACCGTCCACGAGGCAGGATGGGACCCATGAGAGGCGGCCGCAGCCGTCAAGGATGATAGGGGGACAAAATAAGCCACCAGCAATCCTTGAACAAAAACGTTGCCTTGGACCTGAAACGTGACTCGCACCGTCCCATGGAAATACTCAAAGTTGGTGAACACGTTCACTGCTGGTCCAGAGATCATATCCCAGGGTAGGTCATATGAGGCCAGATTCTGAAATCGAGTCGCGCCACCCGGGAAGGTGATCGTATCGACATGGGCATGACGAGCGACAGTTGAGGCGTAGTCAAATCCCACTTCATTGGCCGCCAGATTGGCAGTGGGCAGAGTCGGTACCGCATCGGCTATCGACTCCGTCGGGACTTCTTCAGCCTCGAAGTTCACTCCAGACGCCTCAGGATTGTCGGCCATTTGAACTTCATCCAACATGGGTATTGGATCCTGATTGGCGTATCGATTCACTACCTCCGTCCACGTAGGCAATCGCGGTTCAACGCCCATCCCCGTCAGGGTTAGGAACCCCACATTGCGCCACGACTGGAACGTGGCATATCCATGACCCATCAAGGAGTTGAGGGATCCGCTGAAGCTCTCAACCATGGCAGTCTCAACTGGCAATTGGCGTGAAATGAACTTCAGCGGTTTGGCGACACTCGCTAAATCTATGACATAAAGCCACCTATCTCGGAGCCCTGGGTAATTAAATGGGCCCAAGTCCGGCTTACCGCTTGTACCAGACAGGAATTCACAGTCGACAATGAGCTTACGGCCCATCTCCTTGTCCTTGGACGCGGCAGTAACAATCACATCGAGTTTGCCCATCTCAGCCTGATAGACTGAGCAATTCCACAATGGCTCAATCACCTCGCTGACTGCCACAACTGAGTCATCGCCGAAAGCTTTCCACCTCACATGTTGGCGAAAATACGATAGGCTCTGACACTCTAAGGGTATAGTCGGCCAGATCATCATATAGCTTCCCACATGGTACGCTGACAATATAAAGGTGTTCATAAACGTCGTCAAATACCCACCCGTCACATGGGAATTATTCTTCAACACCATGTGATCACCTATTGCAAGTGGGGTACAGGCAATATTCTCCCCCAGCAGCAGTCGTTTGGGGTTATTGATGGCCGCACTCTCAGGATTAACCTTCGTGTACCAGCGATTAATTGCCAGAATGGCTTGACGCACCCACTCTGGTCGCACAGATCCGTCCATGCACTTAAGGTCAGCGTCAAACCCATAGTCTGACACCCCATGGAGCCATCGGATCATGTCATCCCACTCGTGACTATGGACGTTCATTCCAACGGCGGACCACGACTCTTGATAACTG